CCACCCCCAGCGCGCCGCCGACCGGCGACGACGCCTTCGCACGCCTCAGGGAGGCACTCCTGTGACCACCGCACCCGCCCTCCCGCAGGGCGTCCCCGTCCCCCAGAACGCGGCCGAACTCGCCGAGATGCTCGCCGACCCCGGGCGCCTGGAGCCGATCCTCGCCTCCAAGGAGAACCTCGGCGCGTTCATCCACTCCTACGCCAAGCAGCAGCAGGGCGACGGCACCGAGCTCAACCGGGCCATCGCCGAGGAGACCCAGCGCCAGCTCGCCAACTACCTCCGGGAGAACGAGCAGGGCAAGGACACCAAGGAGCGCATCCAGCGGCTCGACCTCAACCCGCAGGCCAAGCGCGGCGGCAACATGCTGACCTCCCACCGGCAGGGCACCGCCCACAACCCGCGCGCCGCCGGCGCCCTCCTCGACCAGCACTTCGAGGACGGCGTCGACTACGTGCGCACCATCTGGCACAAGGCCAAGCCGACCGACAGCCTCTCCGAGAAGCTCGACGCCCTGCGCAACGCCGCAGGCTCGGTGTCCCCGTCGGACGGCGGGTTCCTCGTCCCGGAGATCCTCCGCTCCCAGCTCCTGCAGATCGCTCTGGAGGAGTCGGTCGTCCGGCCGCTCGCCACGGTCGTGCCGATGGACTCGGCGCGGGTCCCGTTCCCGATGATCGACAGCACCACCAACTCCGGCTCCCTGTTCGGCGGCATGATCGCCTACTGGGGAGAGGAAGGCGTCGCCCTCACCGACTCCAGCCCGAAGTTCGGCCGGGCCACCCTCGACGCCAAGAAGCTCACTGGCCTGTCCGCGGTGCCCAACGAGCTGCTTCAGGACAGCATCGTCAGCTTCTCCGCGCTCATCGAGTCCCTGTGGCCGAAGGCCCTGGCCTTCTCCGAGGACGCCGCGTTCATGTCCGGCACCGGCGTGGGCGAGCCCCTCGCGTTCATGGGCGCCGGCAACACCGCGGCGATCGCCGTCGCCGCCGAGGCGGGCCAGGCCAGCAGCACGATCCTCTTCGAGAACATCGTCAAGATGTACAGCCGGATGCTGCCGTCGTCCCTCGCCAAGGCCGTGTGGATCTGCTCGCCGGACGCGCTGCCCGAGCTGTTCACCATGGCGCTCTCCGTCGGCACCGGCGGCGGCCCGGTCATGGTCACCAACGCTGCCGGCGCCGCCCCGATGACCATCTTCGGCCGGCCGCTCATCGTCTCCGAGAAGGCCGGCACCCTCGGCTCCCGCGGCGACATCAGCTTCGTCGACCTGTCGTACTACCTGGTCGGCGACCGGCAGACCATGACCGCCGACTCCAGCACCGACTTCAACTTCGGCTCGGACAAGACCACCTTCCGCATCATCCAGAGGGTCGACGGCCGTCCGTGGCTCAAGTCCGCGATCACCCCGAAGAACGGCGGCAACACCCTGTCGCCGTTCGTCGAGCTCGCAGCCCGCTAACCCCGACCGGCCGGCGCCGGCAGTAACTCCCCGGCGCCGGCCACCACCCGGGCCGGCAGCGTCGCCCCGGCAGGACACACAGACGAAAGGCACAGCTCATGGCCCAGAAGGGACTCGGCGCCGGCTTCAACTGCAGCCCGGCCGCCGACGGTGTGTGGATCAACCTCAAGGACGCCGGCGCCGTGGCGTTCCTCTGCTACCTCGCCGCCGCGGCTGGCGACACCTACACGCTGCAGGAGGCCAAGACCTCCAGCGGCACCGGCGCGCAGAACCTGGCCGTCATCACCGAGTACCACACCAACACCGGTGACGGCACCGACGCCTGGACCCGGCGCACGCAGGCCGCAGCCGCGACCGTCGTCACCGCGGCAGCCGCCACACAGAACGCCATGGTGGTCGAGGTCATGGGCACCAGCCTCAGCGACACCTACAAGTACGTGAAGCTCACGTCCACCGGCGCTGGCGCCGTCAACGCGCTCACCCACGACCTGGCGACCCAGCGCGCCGCGGCCAACCTGCCCGCGATGGGGGTCTGACCATGTCGGTGCTCATCCAGGGCGACCAGCTGCGGACCATCCTCTTCGGCACCACGGTCAGCAAGGCCTACCCGACCATCGCGGTCGAGACCAAGACGCTGTTCACCATCGCTGGCGGCAAGGTGCTGATCACCTCCCTCGTCGGCGAGGTCACCACGGCCATCACCGTCGCCGGTACCACCAAGCTGCAGGCCAACCCGACGACCGGCACGACCGGTGACCTGTGCGCCGCCACCGACCTCGGCACCACCGATACCCCGGCCGGCGACCTCGTCTCCTTCCAGGGGCTGAAGGGCGACTCGATCGTCTTCGGCGTCGGTGCCGCTCCCACTCTCAAGCAGCCGATCGTCGTCAACACCGGCACGATCGAGCAGGTCAC